TCCTCCACCTCATACTCGAAGGCGTCACGCAGGGCCAGGGCGCCCTCCGTGGCCTTGGTTAGCCCCTCCTGATCCAGGTTGGCCAGGTTGCGGTCCACCAGGGCCACGGCGTCGGCCACGTCGGCCACGTCCTCCCCAAAATTGTCCGCGTACACGCGCTCCATGGCGCCCCGCAGGTTCTCCAGTTCCTTCCCGGCCGCTCCGGTGGAGGCGGCCACCTGGTTGGTGGCCTCTTGCCACTCTCCGCCCAGGTCGGAAAGGTATTTTGTGGCGGCGATGGCCCCCAGTCCCGCCGTCATGGTGGTGGATACCTTGTCGGCGGCCTTTTGTATGGTCGCCAGTTGCTTGTTGGCCGCTTTGGTGCTGGACCCCAGGGTCTTGTCAACTTTTCCCGCGATTTTTATGGCCAATTCCATGACCTTGCTTTTTGGCAATTTCCAGCACCACCTTTGCCATGTCGTTCAGTTCATCCAGCGGCAGGCCCAGGAACCAGTCCACACCGCTGTGCAGTTGGAGGGATAGGGCAATACAGCCCTTTTTGATTTCCGGCGGGTTTACTCCTCTCCATCCCCGCCGTAAAGAAAACCCGATACAAGGTTTTTCAGTTTCATGCTCTCCTGGGCCGGCAGTCCCCTGAAAAACTCAACGGGCAGTTTCGACGCCCTAGCCGCCATGTGGATGGCATAGGGGATCGTCATTTCCGGGATCGGCGTAATGCCGGTATCCCGGCCGGACAGTTTGGCCACGGCGCAAAGGTCTGCTGCCGTCATGTCCTCCATGGCGGACAGGTCCACCTCCGTGTACTCCCGCCCCTCGAACTTGTAGGGCTTGCGAAATTTCAGGACCAGGCTTTCCTCCTCGCCCTCCTGATCTCCCGCCGTGCCCGCGGCGGTGGTTTCGGCTCCATGTACCTTCTCCGCCTCCAGGGCGGCGTTTTCGGGGTTCGTGTTCATTAGATCATTTCCCTCACTTTCTGCAAAATGTCCACGCCCCTCACCTTAAAGGTGGGGCTAACTTTATTCAGTTCGATCAGGCTTTCCCCATCCACCTCGATCAGAATATATGTCAGGTTCAGGGTCACGCCGCTGCCCATAGAACTGCCGCTTTTCACGCTCCCCATGGACAGGGTGGCGCTCTTGCCGCGCACCACCACGCGCATGGACCGAAATTCCGTGTTTCCCTCCACGGTCAGCGTCTGCTGGGCCGCCCGGAGGGTCAACTGCACCGCCTTGGTCATGTCCATCATGTCCGCGGCCTCATGGTCAATCAGGCGGAACGGGATTTCCATTTCCATGTTGGAGAAGTGGCCCACAGTGGGGTCGTCCACCTCGCCCAGGATCCCGGCGCCGGAAATGGTGTCCGCCATGGCCTCGAAGTCTGGCAGGGTGACTTCATCCCCCACGCCGATCAGGCGCTCCGCCACGTTGTAGACGTTGTAATTATTGATTTTGCTAGGGATAGCAGGAATGTCAGCCATGTTTATTCACCTCCACCAGTCAGGGCGGCCTCCAGGGCCTTCGTGTCGTATTCTCTGATATTCTCGATGTACTCCGCCGGGATATAGGGGGCCAGGTAGGTGTGGGTGGTCAGGTGGCCGGCCAGCAGGTTGGTAATCGGGTTTTCGTCGCTCTTGAACTCCGTCCGGTATCCGGCGCAGTAGTCCCGGGCCACATACCCATTTCCGATGATGTTCTGGCTGTCCACGATGGACTGGATCAGCCTGGTGTTGCCCGGCTTGTCCGCCTTCTGAAAGTACGTCAGAATGAAATTATTTCCATCCCAGTCGAAGAACCGCCGCACCGCCAGCCACCGATCCTTGGGGTCCGTGGTGGAGGGATAGGCCGCCGTGTTGTTGCCCCACGCCTTGTATCCGTTGGCGTTGATGGCGGTGATCACGCCGTTGGCGTTCAGCAGGTCATTGGCCTGCTGCTGATCCAGCAGGATCTCCGTTCCGTCTTTCAGGACCGTGGCGGTGATCTTCAAGTCCTTGTTGGACGGGCTTTCATAGGGCACGTCGCTGTTTCCGGCGTCGGTGTAGGCCGTCATGGCCGCGAACATGGCGGACAGATAATAGATCTTGTCGCCCACCGCCCCCATGGGCCACAGGGCCGCCGCGTGGGGGGAGGTGGCCCCCAGGGCCTCCTTGGCGGTTTTCACGTCGGTGTAAACCTCCGCGCCGTCCTCCTCCGGGTCCGTGGAAATGTCCAGATAGGTCACGCAGTCGAAGTTCCCGTTGATCCCCTCGGTCTTTGCCTGGAGGGCCGCCGCCACAGTGGGGTTATGGCTCCATCCGGGGGCCAGCAGGATCCCGGGGGTCATGCCGAACCGGGGATAGATCTGGCGCACCAGTTCCAGGCCGGTTTCCGCGCCCGTCCCCACGTTGTATCCGCCCACCAGGTCCGCCTCTGTTACGCCGTCCGGCTTTAGGCTGGTGCTTGCCACTTTCAGCGTTTCCGCCTCCTTGGCCGCCTCGGACAGAATGGTGATCAGCACCGTGCCGTCCTCTGCGTGGGTGGCCACATAGTCGCTGCCTGCCACCAGGGTGGCGTCGTTGTTCTTCACCACGATGGTGTCCAGCAGGACAAACTGCTTATTGTAGGCCACCGCCCCGGCCTCCACGTCGCAACTCTCCTCCGCGTTCTTCGTGGTGTGGCTTTCCTTCCCGGGGTCCAGCACGTTCACCAGGATAATGGGCGCCACGTTGAACACACGGAAACAGGCGTCCATGCTCTGGCAAAGGGTGAAGTCCTTGAAGTTGTCCGAATAGCCCATGGCCTTCTGGCACTCCGCGAAGGAGTAGCACACCACGGGCTTGTTTACCGCCGCCGCCGGATCCTCTGCCAGGTGGATCGGCGCGGTGCCGAAGATAACCTGCAGGCCCGCCGTTCCCTGGCGCGGTGTGGTCAGGCTGGTTTCCTGCTCCTGGTTATACACACCATGGTTATATGCCATTGCTCATCCCTCCCATTAGGTCTTTCCCTGCACGGCCTGATACAGGGTATAAATGCGGCCGGACTTCTGGCGCAGTTGGCGCATGGCCTCCGGCAGTTCCTCCAGGGGCACGATCAGGGCGGCCAGGATCTTGTTTTTCTCCGCCGCCTCTTTCAACCCCTGCGGGATCCCGTTGTTGTACGCGGTGTACTGCCTGGCCACGCCTCGAATGGACGGCCCGCAGTACACCACCGTGCCGGCGGCCTCCGCCGCCTTTCTGGTCGTTTTCTTGGTCATATAAATGGCACCTCCTGGCGCACCGCTGGCGCCTCAAATTTCAGGAGCATGGCCCCGTAATAATACGGGTATTCCGGCCCCTGTTCTGTTACCCATTTGATCGGGTACTGGATGGAGCACGGGCCTCCCGCCGCCCCGCCGCTGTCCGGCTCGATCCTCACAAGCGGGTTTTTCGCATACCGCCCATAAATTTCCTGGATGATGTGTAGCACGTCCCTGTGTCCCTGTTGGTTCGGGTCCTTGTCGCAGGTGCAGATCACCAGGATCACGTCGATTTCCTGGGCGCTGTCGGCGTTCTGTATAGTCCCCTCGTTGATCCGCACGATGATGAAGGGTTCCGGGATTTCCTCCGCCCGGTCCTCTCCTTCGTCGTTCCCCTCAATAATGGGGAGATCCTGGGGGTAGACGCGGATCGGCCGCTTATCGCCCGCGGAACTTGTGAAGGTCTGCCCCTCGAACAGATCCGCCAGGTCCGCCACAAGGGCGTCCTGCAAAAATTCCGGTGTCGTCGCTCTCGCCTCCTTGACTTTTTGCCGCTTTTCGTGTTAAATTCTTTGTGTGCTAATAGTCTGTATAAATTGGCAATACTCTGAAAAGAAAGGAATTAAAAAAAGATGAAAAGACTGCTTTCCCTCTCGCTCTCTCTTGCCCTTGTCTTTACCCTTGCCGCCTGCACCATTTCCGACGGTGAACAGACGGCCGCGCCGGATGGTTCCGGCGGCTCCGCGCCGTCCTCTGATGCCCAGGCGCCTGCATCGTCCTCCGAACCCGAAAGCATTGCTTTCGATCAGGAGTTTTCCAGCGGGAATTACACCGCCGGCGTGGACTTCCCCGCCGGGAAGTATGACATTGTGGCCGTCAGCGGCGGCGGCAACGTCAGTTCCAGCAATGCCTTTTCCGGCGGGATCAATGCCGTTATGGGCACGGAGGAGCAAAACGAAGTCGCGGACATGTACGAACAGGAGCACAAAAATATTGACCTGCCGGAGGGCGTGGTGCTCTCCATTTCCGGCGTCACGGTCCGCCTCACCTGCGACGACGCCAGCGGCGCACCGTTGACACCCCGCAATCAGGAGATCACGGAAACGGTTGACCTCGGAAACGGAAACTTTGTGGCCGGGGAGGATTTCCCCGCGGGTGTTTACAACATTGTGGCCGTCAGTGGCGGCGGGAATGTCAGTTCCAGCAATCTGTACGACGGCGGGATCAATGCGATCCTTGGCACCGAAGATCAAAACGAACTTATGGATATGTACGAACAGGAGTACAAAAACATTGATCTGCCGGAGGGAACAACCCTCACCATTGATGGCGTCCAGGTTCAACTTATCCCCAGTCCGTAACCTCCAGCGGCCCGAAAGGGCCGCTTTTCTTTCGTTCATCGGCTTTGTTGCAGGGTTTTTGAAATTCGCTTGTCGATCTCCTGGTCCAGGACCATGTAAAGCATGGCCCTGGCCTTTTCCTGCACATCTTCACTCCCCATCATGCTGGGGACGGACGGCCCCGTTAGGACCTTGATCCTGGTCATATCGGGCCACTGTCCGCGGCGCGGCATACCGTATTTGTCCACGCGGTCCGCCGCCCCGCTCGTTGTGTAGGTTTCCCCGGGCCGCCGCTGTGCGATTGCCAGGTGCCCGCTCCTGAACTGCACTTCAAACGCAGGCGCCCCGTCCCGCTCCAGCAGTTTCGCCCCGCCGGCTCTCTTGATCTTCGCCTTTACGCCCCGGCCGCCGGGCGAAGTCAGGAAGTCCACCAGGTCATTTACCGGGCCTTTTGACCGGATCACCGCCTCGATTTTCCCCGGCTTTGCCGTCTGGAGCGTCGGGGCACCTTTTTTCCGGTCTTTCAGTATGCTTTCGTTGATGGTATAGACGCCGGCCGTGTCCTTCGTGATCTGCTTTCGGACCTTTCTGGCCGCCGCGTTGATAGAAAGACGCAACACGTCCGGCGCCTTTACTGCCAGCCACTCCAGTCTTTGGGCGATCTGTTCGATTTCCGCCTGGGTGTCAACTTCAATATGGATCATGTACGGTTCGCCTCGATCTCAATGGTCAGCATACCGGCCGCGTCGTCCGCCTGCACCACGCGGTACTCCCGGCCGTCCAGGTTCAGGCGCTTGCCGGACGGTGGGCGGCCTCCATAGTCGGCTTTTGCCACATAGAGCAGCCGCCGCACCCGGTAGATCCCATCCGAATGGACTCCGCCCCGGGCCGCGTCCCGCTCCAGCAGGGCGTCGTCGTCCACCACCGCGTCCATTTCCCGGCCGTCAATGGTATGGGTGTCTGCAAACTCCATCCGGTTCAGGAATACGCCGTGAATATCTCCGGCCACACAGTCCTTGAAGGTGGGGGCGCCCATTACAGGGCACCCCCGGTTTTATCCTCCGCGGGTGCGTACACTTCCGCCGCCGTGATGGTGGCGATCAGGTCCGCTTTGGTCTTGTCCTTGGAAATATCCAGTCCCATGTCCTTGGCCAGGCGCTCCAGGTCCGCCTTTTTCATGTCCTCCAGGTCCTCGGGGGCAAGGTGGCCGGAGATCGTCCCGCCTCCCTCGTTTTTGCCCTCTCCCGTCGGCTCCGGCTCGTTCTGTGCGCCGTTCTCCGGCTCCGGGGCCTGGGATACCCCCACGGCCTTCCGGCCGTCCTGGGGCGGCTCCAGGTCCTCCGCGCCGTCCCATTTTGCGCTTTTGTTTCTCAGCCACGCCTCCACCATGTTGGCGTCGTCACCGGGCAGGCGGTCCCCGGTCTGATACATGCGGCCCCGGTATAGGATCGGCATTGCCGCGATCAGTTTCTTCATGTCCGCCCTCCTTTAGCCCAGCAGTTTCACCAGCACCGTGGCGTCGCTCGAACCGGCCGCCGCGACGGCCCATCCCGCGGGAGTGTTGGCGCTTTCTGCGTCTTCGGTCGTGATTTTCTTTGCGGCCTTGTCCCAGTAAAGGGCCTGTCCCACCGTCACGGCCCCGGTGGCTTTTGGGATCTCGAACACGCCCACGATGTGGACGGTTCCGGTTTCTCCGGCCGGGATGTCGTCCCCGGCCACGCCGATCCGAGTGGCCAGATCCACCACGTCGCCGTTTGCTAGGGCGTCCGTGGCGGTGTAGTCGATGGCCTCGCCTCTCTGCCAGTATTTCGCGCTCATATCCGCTTTACCTCCTTACTGCCTTACAACGTGATGGCGGTTCCGGGGTTCTTGGCAATGCCGCGGAAGTCCACGGCGGTGATACCCCAGTCCAGCCAAATGTCCCACACATAGCCCAGTTGTCCGGCCACCTCCATACGGCGAATGGTCGGGACCTCCTGGCCGTTCAGGTAATCCACCTGGATGGACCTGGCATAGGATTTGTCACCCACCACGAACCAGGGGGCTGCGCTCTTGCCTGCCAGGGCGTTCAGGGTTCCTTCCTCCACCACCTGCAAGCGGTTTCTGTACTGATATAGGGCGTTTGCGGTGTGGCTGCCAATCCCGTCCACGTCGATCTGCGCGGTTTCCAGGATCTGCGACATAAGGAACCCATACCCCACGGGCACGATGATATATCGGGGCTGTACCATAATGCTTTCCCCGAAGGGGTCAGTCTGGTTCAGCAGTTTCAGCATAATGGCCTGGAGGGTTTCAATAGAGGGGGCCGCGCCGGTAGCGATCAGGTTGCTGTGCGCGTTGTCGAACAGGGCCACACCGTCGAAAATAGCGGGGTTGTTGTAGAGGATGGAATACACCTGCTTGTTGATCGTCCGCTTGGCCGCCGCCGCGTACATGCCGGGCACCTGCGTGATGAAACCCACGTCGTCGTTGATAAACGCCTCACGGGTCATGGAGAACTGGCGCCCATAGGTGCCCACCTTGCGCTGGGGCAGAAGGTCCGTCTTGGGGGTGTCGTGTTTCAGTTCGCCGCCCTCACCCACAGGCAGGAACTCACCGGCGCCGCCGGCCAGATACTCATGGTCCTTGGTTGGCTTAAAGTCGCTTACGCTGCCCTTGGTGGTCCACACCTGGAACGTGGTGGGCACGGCCTGGTATCTCTGTACGATGGCCTTGCGGATCGTGTTGTCCAGGATCGCAGGGAAGGCCGCCGTGGGGTTGAAAAACTGGCGCTGTGCCATGTTCCACAGGTCATCCTTGGACATGCGAAGGAGGGAGGCCGTGGTGCCCAGGCCCTCCCGGGCCATGCACTCAATGGCCAGATCCCGCAGGGACAGGCCCCGCATTTGCTCCGCGTCGTCCGCGGGCCGCTCCACCTCGATCCCGCTGCGCAACAGCAGGGCGTCCGTGGCCGCCTGGCGGAAGTTGTCCCGCTCCCCGTCCTCGGACATTCTGGCGCCCACGGGGCCATTATGCTTGATCAGGAAGTCCACGGCCGCCGCCCGCACGGTGTCCATGCTGGCGCCAGTTCGGATATACTCTACCGGGTCCATTCCGGTCTGGCGGCAAAGTGCCATAATGTCGGCGGTGCGCTGCCGCTCTGCCTGGATGGCCCGCTGGGTGTCGTTCACGTTGCCCTGGGGGGTGCCTGCCTGGCCACCCTCGGCACCGCGCTCACCGCCAGTAGGCTGGCCGCCCTCGGCACCGCGCTCACCTCCGGCAGGCTGGCCGCCCTCGGCGTCGATCACGGTCTGGC